CGTATTGCCCAGCATCATGTCGTCTTGAGGCGTGACAATCGCTGTGCCGTCCACACTGTCAATGCTGACGGCGCTGCCAAACACACGTTCAAGAGACCCGTGAGCTAGGCTGGCGAGTTGGTCAAAGGCGCTGGCCACGATTAGCTGCCGGTCGCAACCGTACCGATGCGACGGTCAAAGTCCGCGCGGATAGTGGTCACGCCATTCCCTGCGGCTTCGCATGCGATAACGCAGTTACTGACATCGCCCGCTGCCGGGGTCGCCAGATTGTCGTCAAACTTGCCTGCGGAAGCGTCCCAGATGATGTTTTCACCCTGGACAATCACTGCGCCGGAGACTTTCGGCACGGTGAAGACGCCTTCCAGATACACAGAGCCGCTGGCACCGTTGGCAATATCCACCGCCGCCACGCCCATCGTTTTGCCGATGACTACGACTTGACCTGATTCAACGGCAGAGCCGGTGCTGTTGGTCCAAGTGATGACATCACCGGATGATTTGAAATTGTTAGCCGTTTGCGTTCCTCAAAGAGTTAGCTGGTGGGGCGGCGAACCGCCCCGATTCAGTCCGCTGGGGATCAGGCCCCATCGTTCCAGTAGATGCCGCGATAATCGACGATGCCGACACCGAAGGGCAGCTCAACCGACCAGGACAAGCCCTTGGTGCGGAAGGACTCTTCCTGCTGGATACGCGGGTTTTGGTTGCCGTCGAGGAAGACCACTTCGATGACGGGTGCATCGGTCGGGTTAGCCAACAGATACCAGCCCGTGCTGAGACGCGGGGTGTCGATGACGGTGCTGATAAGGCCGTTGACCTTGTTCGGCACCAACAGGCGAGCCGCAGAGTCCGGGTCATACTGGGAGCCAGCGACGACGCGGGCAGTCCCGCCCATGCTGATCGGGCAAAGCAGGATGCTGGGGCGGATGTTCAGATAGTCATTGCTATCGTTGTCCATCTGCTGGGCCATGGCGACGCGGCCAGCATCCACAGTGGCGACGCTGATAGCGCCACCAGAGGTCTGGATGTTGCCGTGATCAGAACTCAACAGGGCGTTTCCGTCCGACATATTCGGATTGGCAATCAGCTTGGCGTAAACCGCAGCTTCGATGGTGCGAGCGGCAGCGCGGCCCAGTGCAGACGCTTGGTTAGCAATCCAGTCGAAGTCATCGTTGACGATGGTTTCCGGCGTGATGCTGATGATGTTGCCGAAGCGGCTGGCCTGTACGCTTTCAGCGGTTGCATCGCTGATCGGCATGTTGGTCAGTTCACCGGCTTCATTGACAGCGGTCAGGTTAGCCAGGGTGCCGGTACGCAGACGCTTCCATGCGCGGAAGTCGGAGACAGAGCCGACGCGGGCAATCTGCCGCCAGGTGTCGGGTGCCGTCTGGTAAGCCGCCAGCAGCGTCTTGTGCATGACGTTTTCCAGCAGGACCGGGAAGTCGCTGGTGGTCTGTCCATTCCGCAGTACGGCTTGCGCCATGCTGTCGTAGCTCATGCCGCGCGTGTTGGCACCGGACTTTTCCAGAGACATTCTGGCGAAGTCAGACAGGCGCATGCCTCTGAACTCGTTACCTGCCAGATCTTCGTGCTTGACCAGACCGGCACGGGCCAGCAGGGCTTCTTCCATACCGCGCAGGGCTTTCTCTTCATGGGTCTTGCCCAGTTCGATCTGGCTCGGCGTGGCGCTGGCGTCAGACTTGGCGGCCATTGCATCTAGAACGGAGGCGCGGGCTTCGTCAATGCTGATGCCTTTGTCGATCAGCTTGTCGGCAAAGGTGTCATCCAGCTTGGCCTTGCGAACGGCATCACGGATGGAGGCAATACGGGACAATTCCTGAGTGCGGACCTGAGCGCGGATTTCGTTCGCGTCGGGTGCAACAGGGGTTTCAACCGGAGCCTGAACTTCGTCAGCCGGTGTTTGGTTTTCTGAAGGTTCAGACATGCTGTTACCTCTGATGGTTAAAGAAACTGAATGCAGTTCTTGCGAACCGCGTATTTGCGCGGATGAATCCGCAGGGATGGTTACGATGGAGAGTTCCATCGGTTCCCAATCGGTCGCCCGGTACGTCGGCATTCCGCCGCGCTCGGTGGGCTTCTCGATCTCGTATTCGTGAACCTGATAGCCCACGCTGATGTTTCTGAGAATGCCTGCCCGGACATCGCTGATAATCGGTGCCACGTCTTCACGGTCGCTGAATCTGACGGTGGCGCGGCCTTGGTTGCCATCGATCCAGGCTTTCTCGACGACACCGATCACGGCATCAAGTGAACGCGCATCGTGGTTGGCGAGCAGGGGTGCGCCGGAGTTGAGCCGATCCATGCGGATGGCCTTGGCATCCAGTGAGAGTTCTTCCAGATACGGCCCTTCCATCCAGTCAAAACGTCGGACCTGTGCGCCGGTCGTCCACACCAGTTCGACGGTGCGGGCGTCCTCGTTGTAGGTCTGCGGCTGGACAGCGGCCCGCGTGGATAGCATCGGGATCTGTTGTGTGAGTTCAGGCATTCATCGCTCCTGTTTGCGTATCGGTGGCGCTGACTTTCGGCTTGGCATCGAAGCGGTAATCACTCTCGACAATCACGCCAGCGGCATCGAGTTTTTGGAGGTATTCGGCTTGTTCAGCCAGAACGGTGTCGGGGTCGTAGCCTTGCGAACGGATGGCTTCGGGTAGCGTCATGAATCCGGCCCTGACAGCGGTGAGTAGCGCGTTCCATTCGCGTGCCGGGTCAACCAATGTTCTGGAGGGTGGCGTCCACTCGGCGGTAAGGTCGGTGGTGTTGACGCCTTGAATGGCAATGGTCTGCTTGAACCAGGCAAACACCCCGTGACAGAAGCGCGGAATAAACAGGCCCCACTGCCAGGATTCGACGTTGCGGCCCATCTCCATTGCGCCGAGACGGGCGGAGGAGAAATTGACTTCGGACAGGTTGCCGGACCGCCTCGAAGGTAATGCCCAGGCCCGCCGCCACACGGCGCAAGCAGGCATCGCGGAATTGCGGGTCTTCAGCGGCGGGGGGTGGTGAGGAGAACTCAATCCGCCGCCCGCTCTTCATCATGTAGATGGTGCCGGGTTGCAGATCGGGGATTTCGTCATCCATTTCGTCAGCCATGTCGCTCGGATCGTCCGAGTACATGAAGCCTGCAAACAGGTTTTGTATCTGCGCCTTTTTCAGCATGGCGTCGTCGTAGATGCCCAGCTCGCGCAGGGTGACGATGACGGAGGCCAGCCACGGGACGCCGCGCTCTTGGCCGGGCCTATCCTTCCGATAGAGGTGAATGATTTCCTCGGCGGGAACGCGGGTGTATTGCGCAGGCGAGAGGTTAATCAGGTCAGCGCCGGGGTGGACTTTGTAGAGGTAATACGCCACGCGACGACCGAGCGGGTCATACTCGATGCCGCGCTGAATGAGGTTGTTGCCGACGGCACCGGAAAGCTGAACGGTGGTGATGCCGCTGAGGTCATCTACCAGCAGATCCGGTTCAATCACCTGAAGCTGGAACGGGACCGGGAGGTTGTCTTCTGCACGGCGGGAGCGCATGCGAATCAGGCATTCGCCGGATTCCGCCAGCGAGCGCATGGCAATGGCTTGCAGACCATAAAGATCGTGCATGCCGTCCGCATCGCAAGCGGTGGTCTCTGCCCAGGCATTCCACAGGCTTTGCGCTTGCCGGGTGCGTAACGCGCTGGGCGCTTTGAGTTGGGCGCGGATACCGTAACCCACCGTGTTATTGACGATAACGCCGATGCCTTTGGCCGCCCACGGGTTATTGCGGACCAGATCGCGGGATCGGTTGCGGAGTGCGCCGGGGGTCTGTATAGCGGCATTGGCATCGGTGGCGGGTGCCAGCCAGTTCGAGAGACGGGGGGCGCGAGAGCCGCCGTCGTAGCGGCGAACCTCGGTCGTCGGACGCGGCGGGGCCACCTTATCGGCCACCACCTTGACGAAATCAATCACGGCACTCATAGCCCGCTGCTCGTCATCGGACGCCAAGCGCGGCCACGGGCTGTTGCGGGCAGCGCAACACCCAACTCGGCCTTCATCTGGTCGCGCAGCTTGGTCAACGCATCAGTGGATGCGTATTTGACGCGACGACCATCAATCTCGACTTCTAACGCGCCTGCCGTTATAGCCGCTTCAATGGTTTCAAGCTGGGTTTGGGTGTATGCCATGTCCGCATCATTGCGCGACCGGCGTCAAGACTTACAGGGGGAAACTTTTTACAGAATCGCTGAGGATTTGCGGGCGTTGTGGACGGTTTGACGGGTCACGCCCAGCTTGGCAGAGATTTCTTTTGGAGATAGTCCTTTTGCTGATAGCGCGGCTATCTTCGCTTGCCGTGCAATATGCGCCCTTCTCGCCACATAGACTTCCTCGCCGCCGAACCGCATGCGCCATGACTGAATCTTGGCGCGAACTTCTGACACGACGCCTTCAGCCTGGGCGGCTTGCAGGGTGTCGCAAATCATGCTTTCCAGCGCGTCTATCGGATCAGCCACGGTCCCTCTCGAAATAGCCCTGACATTCAGCGCAGCGGACGGCGTAGG